GATGGACGTACATAAAATCATAGCTGAACAGACCCGTAGTGGTTGGTTACTGGACGAAAAGAAAGCCTTTATATTGTTAGCTGAACTCAAAGAGAGCATGATGAATGCAGAAGCTACAGTGCGTAAACGCTTTACACCTCTGCCAGTATGGGTAGAAAAGAACTACCCTAAGAACCCACTAAAGAAAGACGGTACTGAAGCAGCGATCATGGGTAAGCATAGAGATCAAGGCTTTCATCATAACTCACAAGGCAGTTATGGTGTCTTTGAATACCCTATCTTTAACTTAGGTAGTCGCCAACAGATAGGACGTTACTTGATCCACTTTGGTTGGAAGCCTACTGAGTTTACTGAGACAGGCTTACCCAAGATAGACGAGAAAGTATTAGAAGATGTAAACATACCTGAAGCAGTGATGATCAAAGAGTTTCTATTACTCCAGAAGCGCGTAGGAATGGTTCTGAGTTGGGTAGAGTCTGTAGCAGACGATGGCAGAGTACACGGCTACGTTAATGCTATAGGCGCTCAAACAAACCGTATGACCCATAGCAGCCCTAATGTTGCCCAAGTCCCTGCATCATACAGCCCGTATGGTAAAGAGTGCCGTGAGTGCTGGATAGTGCCCAAAGGGTATAAGCTAGTTGGTTGTGACGCTTCTGGCCTAGAATTGAGAATGCTCGCCCACTACATGAATGATGAAGAGTACATCAATCAGATTATAGACGGTGATATACATTCCTACAATCAGGAGATGGCTGGACTACCTTCTAGAGATCAGGCCAAAACGATGATTTATGCTCTTTGCTACGGGGCTGGTGACGTTAAGATGGGCACTATAATCAATGGATCTGCCGCAGAAGGTAAGCAGCTAAAGGCCACTCTATTCAATAACATTCCTTCACTAGCTGACTTAATTACTAAGATTAAGAAAGCTTCTAACAGGGGATATTTAAAGGGCTTGGACGGTCGTAAAATCTGGGTTAGGTCTGAACACTCAGCCCCTAATTTTCTCTTACAGTCAGCAGGGGCGATTGTTATGAAAAAGGCACTTGTGTTATTATACAACAGCGCAAAGGAAGAAAAACTAGACTTTACTTTTGTAGGTAACATTCACGATGAGTATCAGACTCAAGTGCTGGAGGCACACTCAGAACGCTTTGGAGTATTGGCTGTAGAAGCTATCATTAATGCTGGTGTAGCTTTAAATATGAACTGCCCGTTGGACGGTGAATCTAAGATAGGGAATAATTGGTATGAGTGCCACTAAACTATGTACTAGCTGTGACATAACGAAGCCCATAAGAGGTTTCGATAAAGACGGTACAAAAAAAGACAAGCTGCAAGGAACCTGTAAGTCCTGTAGAAAAGATTACAGACTAAAACTTAGCTTAGATAAATTTAATCTAACTATGGGGAAATATAAAGAGATGCTTAAAGACCAGAACCATCTATGCGGTATCTGTTTTGTAGATGAGGGTAAATCTTTATGTATAGACCATGATCATCTAACTAACAAGGTTAGAGGATTACTTTGTAGTAGATGTAATAAAGGACTAGGTTTACTTGGCGATAGTGTAGCCGCAGTTAAGTCAGCATTAAATTATTTTGAGAGGTGCAAATGAAAACATTAGACACATTAATAGAAGACGTTTATTCGGTAGTCAAAAATAGTAAAGCAGATCCAGACGTAGATGTTGATGCGATATTTGATCTGTTCGGGACTAACGTAAAGGAGGCTGTATTTAAGTCATTGTTTGATGAGAGGGGAGACTCCACACGCTTGCGTATGTCGTCCGTAGGCAAACCTGATAGACAGGTATGGCTTAACTCCAAAGACTACCCTAAAGAGGAATTAGAGCCCTCTACGTTGATTAAGTTCCTATATGGTCATGTAATAGAAGAGTTAGTCTTATTGTTAGTACGTCTAGGGGGTCATACAGTCGCTAATGAACAAGATAAGGTAGAAGTTAACGGGGTCAAGGGCTCTATGGACTGTACTATTGATGGTAAACTTATAGACGTTAAATCTGCCTCCAGTTACGCCTTTAAAAAGTTCAAGGATAACACTGTAGAATTTGATGATCCATTCGGTTATGTAGATCAGTTAAAAGGCTATGGTGCAGGGCTTGGCGTTAAAGAAGGTGGTTGGCTTGCTATGGACAAAGGCAATGGACATTTAGCCTTAGCAATGATAGACTTGACTGAAGGTGAAAGCATTGAGGACAGGATCACTCACTTAAAAGATATTGTATCTAAAGATGAAATGCCTGAGCCATGTAGCTACCCAGTACCAGATGGTAAAAGTGGGAATATGAAGTTATCTACACAATGCTCTTACTGTCCTTATAAGCATACTTGCTACCCTGAATTAAGGACTTTCTTGTATAGTACAGGCCCTAAGTTCCTAACGGAAGTTTGGAGTTTACCTAGAGTAATTGAAATAACCGAGACTAAGTAACATGAGTGTAAAATTTAAAGTAGTACAGACTCCCCGATCTGAGCGTTTTGAAGAGCAGATTAATATACTATTGAATCTAGGATGGGCACTACATGGCAGCCCTTTTATTGACGGTACAGGTCAAATGGTACAGGCGTTATTAAAGGATACTCCAGATGTCAAAAAAGCAACTGCCAAAGTACCGAAGTAAACTAGAAGCTAGGGTAGCTTTAGGTTTATCTGAATGGGAGTACGAATCTGAAAAGATGGGGTACATAATCCATAAGACCTATAATCCAGACTTCATTAAGGGTAATATCTTTATTGAAGTCAAAGGATTTTTTAGGTCTGGAGACACCCAGAAGTATAAAGCTATTCACGACCAGATGTTAAAAGAAAATAAGATACTTGTCTTTGTCTGGTCTAAACCTCATCAGAAACTACGGAAAGGATCTAAACTAACTAACGCTGGCTGGTGCGATAAGCACGACATTAAATGGTTCTCACAAGACGACATGAAAGCCCTTAATAAATGGAGTAAGACAGCCAATGGCTAAGACAGTAGAGGAACTAATAGAAGACATAACCAGAGACTACGATATAGACCTGTTAGTTGAGATATTATGTATTTCTGCTGAAGAGTTGTTAGAGAGGTTTGACGATAAATTAATGATTGCTATAGAGCGAGGAGATTTTGACGATGGAACCTAATTCATCATTAGACATTCAAGTAGGAGGTAGCCACTATCAACTGGGGGGTATTCAGCCTATTGAGTACATTCACGCTAACAACCTGTCTTTTATCGAAGGTAGTATCATAAAGTATATATCTAGATGGCGTTATAAGAATGGTGTAGAGGATCTAGAGAAGATCAAACATTACATAGACCTTCTCATAGAGTTAGAAGATAATGTAGGTAATAGAAAAAAGTAAACAAAAAAGGCCCCAAAGAGAAATCTAAGGGGCCTTTTTATTTGCCTAAAATTTAGTTTAGAGATCCCTCATTAGTAACTGACTTACTATGTCTATTACTCTGCTTTCGGTGGGACATTATTTCAGTACCTTCTGCGTCTAAGTAAGTGACCTTTTCCCTGTATGTTTTACCTCCCTCCTTAACTACGTCCTTTTCTAATTTCCAAGACGAAATAGGAGTAAACCCATAGGATTCCGCAGCCATATTGTAGTCTGCTGCCTTACGCGCTATAAGACCGCCTAACGGCCTCATTTTACCGTCTTTAGGGTCGTTAGTAGACACCCCATCTAATAACTGATTCTTTAAGCTAGACTGTACAGCCTCGACTTGATCCTCACCTGTAAGATCCATAGCAGCATTAAGACTTTTCTTTAGTTCGTCTGCGCCTGACATTCCTTGATTCCATACAGTGCTAACCAATGTTTCCTGTAAGCCACTACGCATATCATCAAACTCAGGGTAGGAGCTCTGAAGCTGTCCTATTCTTTGATTAATTAAGTTTGTTGCTGCCGATTTATAATCCACTACTCCATCAGAGCCAGTAAAGTCTGCCATGTTTAAATCTGCCATACCCTCCTTTAGTCCATAGGGCATAGTGTCTGCTCCACCTTCTACACTCTTATGTTTAAATATACCTTCTGATTTATCAAAATCTGATATAATTTTATCTACTAAGCTAAGACCAGAATCTACTTCTACTGCTTCTGCCTCTAGATCAGGCGCTACCGTGTCGGCTATAGTGTCGTCAAACAGACCAGCCTCTAACTGGACAGCCTCACCGCCAGCCCTAGACGTTTCTATAGCTTGTGTCATGTTAGCATTCTCTGGAGTACCTGCTGCCCTCTTGAGAGCGTCAGATGCTTTAGCAGCTATCATAGCACCATCTATAGAAGACCACATCCCAGATAACTCTTGCTTCCCTCGCTCGTACTGAGCCATCATCTCTTCTAACATTAGTTCATTCCTTTATCGTGCTGCTGTTCTTTGTTCTTCAGCTAACTTTCTATTTATCTGGGCCTCTTGCTTAGTGTCTTTTATAGAGTCCATGAAGTTCATATATCTAGACAAAGCAACTTTAGCAGTAGTTGAGTCAGCAGCTAAATTAGCATTCGTTAGTACCCTAGTTAAAGCTTTCCATTCCCTTATCTTTGCTGGTCTAGAAGCTAATTTACCTAAAACAACAGGTGAAATAATTATAGCTGTCGCTACAGGTAACGTAACAAGACTCCCTGCCGTAGCTGCGCCAGCAACAAGGGTAGGTAAAAAACCACCAACTTGTGCATAAGCTTGTGATGTCTTTGATTGTGCCACTAAACTAAATCTAGCATTACTGTCACCCAACTGTTTTGCTACTACCTCAGCAGTATCTAAAATAGAAGTAAGCCGACCAAACATTTCAGGGCCTAATACCTTTTCAGTTAGTTCTCTTTGTTTCTTATATCTTAATGTTTTATTTAAAGTTTTTAACTCAGAAGAAGTAGAAGACATTGGAATTAATCTGTTTAGATAGCCCCTACGAACTTCATCTAATAACATATCAGATTTCTTTTTAGTTATGTTTTTTCTTGTTTTTGCCGATCTCATAAAGTCAGTAAAAGCTTCAATAGCTTCAGGAGAACCGTGTAAAAACTCACCTATTTCACTAGGTTTCTTATTCATAGCGGCACTTATAATATCTGAATCTAAAGTCTTCTTAGCGCCTTTATACCAACTTCTTAAAACCTTTAAATCTTTTCCATAAGTAGATCCTAGCTTATTAGCCGCGCTTAACATAACCCCTTCTAATTGCTCAAAAGCATCTCCAGCATATTTAGCCCCTACCGAGTCTCCAGACTTACGGGCCTGTTGAGCTATATCGCCTATCTTTTTAAGCTGTATACTAACGTCTTCAAAAGAAACAACGGCTCTGTTTTTGCCGAGTAAAGAGTTTACCTTAGCTTTAAACTCGTTGGTGTCTGCTACCGCACCTACTTTTTGAGTACCTGCTTCTTGTGTAAGTTTATTCTTAGCCCACGCATTGTAACCTTTTAAATCAATAGATTCAGAAGGAACGTCCTTTAATATAGCTTTTAGAGCAGCACCGTACTCGTCACTTAATCCTTTATTAGCTCCAGCGTGTAATTCAATTATCTTTTGACCCATTCCTTCAATAGAAGGGCCATCTAACAAAAGATCCATTTCTTTAGACAGGGCTTCTCTTTGAGCCATCTCTACTTTCTTTACGCTTTTAGTTAAGTCCAAACCAATTAGACTTATATTTTCCATTAACTTAGCGCCCCAAGTCCCAGAAGCCTGATAGCGTGTTAACGTAGTGCCATATTTTTCAAATAAAGCCTGAGCTGCTTTTTTAGCATCACTAATATCTAGACCGCTTTTCTTTATAACTTTTGCACTAATAACACCAAAAGATCCTAATAGTAAATTACCTGCCGCATCCCATTGGGCAGACTCTGCGCTTTGATCATAGGCATCCTGATAATTAAAATCTTCATCTTTTAAAGCAGATTCGGCTACCTCTCCAGCAAACTGACCTAATCCTGCTGATATAGCACTCGTAGTAGTTATTACAGCTAATTTAGCTACAGGGTGTTTAAGAGGTTCTGCTAGTTTTACCCCTTGTTGCACACCTTTGATAGAACCAATAACTGATACAGCGTCTGCTACTAAGTCCCTCGCCATTCCAGCAGGGCCGTAGCTATCTGCAAACCTATTAAACTCATCAAGAACAACTTCATCTGGCGAACGATAAGACGATTCAAACCGTTCTTCAGGTGACATTTCTGAAGGAAGTATAGGTTGTTGAGGGGCATTAGGATCTGGTAACTGAGGAACATCTGCTTGATTAGTTTTCTCATTTTCTATAGCTGCAATTTCTGTAGCTGATAAAAAGAATCCTTGAGGTATGTCTTCTTTGCCTCCCTCTTGACTAACAGCCGTAGAATCCATATTAAAATAGTCTGGTGTTAAATCTCTTTGAGACATTAAATTAACCCCTCTGGATTAAATCCGTATTTCTTTCTAAATTCAGATATTACACTTTTGTTATTTATCTTAGGATCTGCTATTGCCGACTTATATTTGTTTATCATAGGCTCAGGCACTCCTATAAACTTATCCCAATTTTGTAGCATTCCTTTTGTATTATTATTTTTAGAGATGTAACCACTCTTAAACTTGTTGTAAGTAGCATCTGCGTCTTGAAGTCTCGCAAAAGCCTCTAGCCAATTTGTCAACACTACTGGGTCTGAACTACCCGATGGAAAACCTTCCGCTATTAATGCAATATCTTTATCAGAAGCAGGGCCAGCAGGAAGAGATCCAATAATCTGAGAGTTGGTTATACGAGTAAACTCAGTTCTAAATTCAGTAACTGCGTCTTCAGTACCTAAAAATGATTTTAGACCTTCTTGGAAGTTAGCCCATGCACCAGAACTCATGGATGCTATAACATCAGGATTTGAAGCTAGTCGCCTAGTAGATTCCGCTTTACGTCTAGAAATAAGAGCTAAGTCTTGTGCTTCAATTAAAGACTCTTCTGCCTTAGTTGATAATTCTTCATACCTGACTAATAAGTTAGTATCCCCACTTGGCTTGTCTGTTGTTATGCTTTCCATGTAGTCAGACAAAGAAGAAACAGTAAAGTTATCAGGATCTAAAGTGCTTAAAAAAGATTTAGTCCCTTTCTGAACATCTTTTATTTTAGTCTGTTCAAGAACATACTCTTGTTGTTTAGCTACATCATCTGGATATAGGAATTGAGCGTTTTGCATAGGGCTAGTACCAGCAGCCTCTCCTGCCTCTTGTATCTTAGTTTGGTTTGAAACATACTCTTGTTGTTTAACAGTATCGTCTGGATGTATGAATTGGGCTTCTTGTATTCTAGTAGTTAGCTTAGGGGCCGTAGTAGTTTTTTCAGTAGGTATAGGTAATAACTTCACACCTCCTAGACTTCCTATTTCATACATTCTATCTGCTGTGTAATAGTCTGTATTATATTTCTTGTTCATGTCGTCACCACTCATTTGAGTGTATGTTTGTTGTGCATTACCCTCGCTATCCTTTTTAGGATCGTAAGCTTTCCATTCACCGTTGCTCTTTAAAGAATAAGAAACACCTGCCTTTGCCCAAGCTTTACCTTGCTTTTTTAATTCTTCGCCTGAAATACGCTCACCAAATGTTACTGCTTTAGTTCCTTCTGCTGTAGCAGGAGCCTTTCCTATTGTTTGTACGTCTGTTGCGTCAGTATTACTTACAGATACTACAGTGTCTACACCGTCTATTACTACGGTTTTCATTGTACGAGCAGAAGGATCTTTTGGTTTTCCTGTTCCACCTAAAGATTTCCAAACTCCTGAACTTTCAAGGAACACTCCTTCTACTGTTACACCGTCTACTGTTCTTGATTGAGGCTTCCATTCGTCAGCAACTTGAGGCGCTGCTGAGTCATAGGTCTGTCCCTGATACGTGTTCATATCTACATACTTAGTGGTAGAAGAACCGTCAGGATTTTCTGTTTTAATTTCTTGCCAAACAGGTTCTTTAGGTGCTAAAGAAGCCGCTAAAGCCCTGCCTTTATCCATCATAGCTAGACCGCCATTAGGATCAAACTGCATTATCTGTTGACCTGCCTTCTGATATGTTTCTGGCTTAGTCCAATCTGCGTCTTTAAAATCATTCTTAAATTGATTCATACCGATTGCTTTAGGGCTTATGGCTTGTCCAAAAGCACCCATAGCTGCTGTCATAGAAACACCCTTCTGCCTTTCAGCATTGAGCATATTATCGTATGAACCTTGTACTACTTGTAAAATGTTTGATGAAGGGCCTGAGCCAAATAATCCTGCCATGTGTTACTACTCCGTGTCTCTAATATTAGCTAGTTAACCAGCCCCAAGCATCACTAATTAAATCTTGACCTACATCAGTACCTAAAACTGAAGTTCCTAGATTCATCCAGTTTGATGTATTATTAGCACTAGCTTGTGCTGAAATACCTTGCTCTGCTAATGACTGTTGGAACTGAGGTTCTTGTGCAAATCCATAGATTTGTTGTAGCATAGGTACAGAACCAAGTGCTTGCTGTTGTGGTTTAAATTGCTCTGCGGCTACCTGAGAAGAAAGACCAAACAGACCAGCTTGATTACGTAACATACGGTCTTGTGCTGCTTCACCATACTGCTGCGCCTGTACACCCTCTTGGAACCGTTGGTTCTCTTGCTCTGTTTCTAGTTGAGCTAAAGCTTGTGTACCAACCGTAGATCCTAGTTTACCAGATTGTATTAGACGACTCAATGCAGAGTCTGTCTGCTGCTCTCTCATAGGCTCTCTAATGGCGTTTACGCCACGTAGGTACTCTGAGGCAGCATCATTGGGATCAAAGCTCTGATAGGCTTCCTGAGAGCCCTGAAGCTGCCCTAAAAGACCCTGCTGGAACTGAGCGTACTCAGGGGCTGTTTCTTCCGAAAACTGACCCGTAAGGGGATTAAATTTAGTTCTACCATAGATATTACCAAATTCCATACCGCGAGGTGAACGGGCTTGTGATAATTGATTTACCGCACTACCTGTGTAACCTCCATCAAAATACTGACCATTATTTCCAGCCACGCTTGAACCTCCTCCTGTACCACTTCCTGATGAATAACCACCAGTAACATTATTATTACTACCTCCACCACCACCCATACTGCCCATCATACCGCTTGACTGCGCTATTTGTGATTTCATCTGTACAGGTAAACCAGCCCACTGCGATTCAGATATGTTTGATGGTCGCATAGCATTTAATTGGGCTTCATTAGGACGACCTTGACCACCGCCTATGTAGGCGTTAGGTAGCTGGTTATCTAACTGAGGTTTACGGGCTAAAGATACTCTATCAGCCTCAGACATCATCTGCCAATCAGGGTTTGTTGACTCCTGTCGTAGATATTCTTGTCTGGCTTGATCATTCATACCGTACATAGTTTGTTGAGCAAAGTCTCCTAAAGGATCAAACTCATTATAAGCACCTAACATACCACCTAAGTAACTGTCTGTTCCTATTACATCACCTAGTTTATCTAAAGCCAAGTTAGTTAGACCACCAGTTAATCCATTAGAAGCCCCTCTAAACATTGTGTCAGGGGCTGCGTCAGGATAAAAGGCAGACCCTCCGCGAACATTAGTAAACTGAGTAGGGGCATTAGCGTAAGTATTGCCAGCTACATTAGGATTACCTTGAGGGCCTCCATACATAGGCCCTGTTTCTGTAGCAGCCGTTATTTGAGTTTGTGGAGAAATAGGATTATTACCTCCCCACGATAAACCAAATAAAGATTCATTCTTTTTTTGTTCCTGTAGTTTCTGGTTATAAGCTGCTTCTGCTGCTGCATTACTTGCTGCTGTTTGTTGTGCTGCTTGAACTGCCGCCATCTGCGCTGCTTTAGCTTGTGCTGCTTCTGCTGCTGCTATTTGCGCTTGCATATTCCTATTAGCCGTAGCCTGTGCTACTGCTGCTGCCTGTGCTGCTGCTTGACCGCCACCGCCCCCGTTATTATTATTATTGTTATTACCACTACTGGTACGTGTCCCAATGGCGTTTCCATTACCCGACCTAACAGGATTACCGCTTCTATCAACTAATGCCATTATGCTGTCCTCTTCCAAAAGTAGACGACAATATACGGCTGTACAATATCATGTGTATGCGCTGCGTTACCGCCTGTAGATCCAGAAGCAGGGGCTCCAGCACCTCCATTAGTAGTAGCATAAACATTTGCACTACCGTCCCCGCCACCTAATGTCCATCCAGAAGCGTGAGTATGTGCTGGTATCTCACTAACTGTTAGCGCATGAGAATCAGTCTTAGAACCACCTGTCTCTTCAACAGTATCAAAAGAAGAATCTCCTGAATCAATGCCTACTAAAACTTTACCAGCGCCAAAGGCAGTCCAAGTACCTACTCCTAACAAAGTAGCAGGGTTAGTTGCTACAATAGATGTGTAGACAGATCCTACTGGATAAGCAAATCCGTTTACAGTAGCTGCTGTAGGTGCTGCCGCAGTAATAGCAGTAGCAACAAAAGAAGTAGTAGCTACTTTAGTTGTGTTGTCTCCTGTAGTTGCTTTAGACGCACTAAATACTTCTAATGGATCTCCGTTTAAGTTTGCTTTTGAGTTAACTGCTGTTTGAACAGCTACAAATTCAGTATTAAAATCATCCCCTGAAACAACCTTAGCTGGATTAGAGTCTGCAAGAGCATCTTTTCCAGACCACGCTACTTGTACTGTATAATTACTCATCGTATTTTGCCTTCTTTTGCTAGGACTGTCATGCTTTGAAGCGAGCCTTTAAATCCATTAATTAAATTTATCATTTCTATCTGGACTGTTTTAGCTGATTTACTCATGTTAACCTTATACTCTCTAGGAAAAAACAATGGAGAGTATTTAGAAGTTCCGAATAAGCTAGTGCTGGCTCCATAGACAGCCGTAGTTCCTGATGAAACAGGGGTTAAGTTAAACGTAGCTGAGTTGCCTTGTGTGATATTGTAATCTCTAAACCATTTAACCGTAACGTCTTGTTCACGGCCTCCATCTATAACACAAGAAAATTGCTTTAATAATTTAGAAGAATGAGGAACACCGAAGTCCATCCAGACTGTCTTAAATGTAGTCTGATACGTCTGGTATACAGGAGTAGACCCTGAGTAATCTAGATCATAATAATTATTATAAGTAGATACTACTCCGTTAAACGCACTTGATCCTAGACCTAAATGCAATTCACCAGAGTTTAAATATAAGAAAGACTTAGGGCTTCTATTTTTATCGAACAGCCATTTAGTAATTCTAGGGGTATTGTCAGGGTTAATTGCTTTAAAATCTAAGATGTATGTTTCATTAATTCCTGTAAAGGATAAAACATAATAACCACCTGACGTATTATATTTTGCTTTTATATCATCTGCATTTGATGAAGTAATGTGTTTTATAATATCATTCTTGACATTTCTAGTCAAGTCTGTTAAAGGCATCTTGTCTTGGATCTTAGTACGGTTAAGTGATCTAACACCATCCGCAGCTAAGAATAAAACATCATCACCAAAGGCTTGTACAGAATCTCTAGCGACACATCCTACACCCTGTATAACTTCATCTAAAGCAAAGGTAGCAGCACTGGGATCAAAAGGATCATTATAAATAGCTATGTTGTTTCTACCGAATATAATTAACTTACCGTTAAAAGATTCTATAGCTACTATTTCATCAAAACCCCAGACTGATCGCATATTAAGTGCGCCTGACCCTGTTCCTTGCCATTTATGGTGTTCTAAAGATTTAGTATAAAATAAAGTTTCTTTGTCTTCAGCTATACCTGCTGCCCAAAGACGACCATATTTAGACAGTATACAAGAAGGGTTAAACGTAGTTACTCCAGACGGTGCTGTGTACCCTGTAGTGTCTTCTAAATCAGACCACACGCTTGTAGTGCTATTATAATGAATAGGCTTATGCCCTGCTTGTACACCTACACTATCGCTATCGTATTGAATAAATTGCCAATTATCTCCAGAAATAGTCTGAGGTGTATTTGAAAATGTCTGTAGAGTAACTGTCTGAGGAACTGTACTAGGGTCTAATTTATATATTTTATTATTGGCAGCAGTAAATATAGAAATACTACTGTCTGTATTTTGATGATCGTGTATTGACTTAATAGGGTAGTTTCCTACAGAAGCAGAAATAGCTTGAATACCCTTACGTGACGTAAGACGACCCTCTGAGTTAATCATTATGTTGTCTGCGTTAACTAACCACCTATGATCCAGACTAGAGGCGTTAGCTTGAGTGTTTAGCCCAAACACACCTACAGAGTCTAATACTAAAGGGTTTAATTGCTTAGTTGGCATACCAAGTCATCTCCATCTGAGTCTTACCAGCATCAATCTGTACGGCTCTAGATAGAATGTTGACATACTCTCCTGCGGCTACTGATACCTGAGTACCACCGTCTTCACCACGTTCAGCTAAGGCTCTCATGTAAGCGCCTAAAATAACAGCTTGCTCATTGACATAACAGTGAGTCTCAGCTAACTGAAGCTTGTCTTGAGACTTTACTACGTTAAAGTTAATTCGTCTTGTGTCATTAGGTAAGGGCCATAGATCAACAACCATGTCTAAGTTATCATCAATACCGTTAAATCCATAAGAAGAAGGCTCCCCTTTAGCTATGTTAGCTGTAGGGAATACTCTAGTGTTTATATCAGAACTAGACATTTGATTTAAAACAATACCTGTTGAAGTATCAATAACATCTAATACTTTAAAGTCCCTTCCTGCGCCTAGTAAAGAATAGGACATAGTTCCGTCAGTTGTAGAGATAGCAGAAGTAACTCGTAATACTTGCCAATCCCAATAATGCTCTACTTCATACTTTGCATCATTAACAAAATCGCCAACCATCTTATGATAATCAGTAGGGCCGTTTGCTGAAGAAAGATTACCAGACCAATCAGTCATCTGATCTTCTCGTAACCTCCGCAGCACTTCATTTATAATATCTCTATAAATCATAATGTTCCTTCTTTAAAATATAACCAACAAGCAAAAGCACTTGCGCCTATAATCCACATCAGTTTTTTAACAACTGACTTACCTACTGAAAGGTAAAAACGATCATATGCTTTTTGTGCAGCTAACTCAGCTATTTCATCTTTCTCTGATTCTGTCAATTTAGTATCACTCATGTTTAATATTTGATATACATAACTACGCCAAAGAAAGCAGCTAAAATAGTTATAAGTATTCCTATAACCTGCCCTGCTAGTACCAAAGTATCTTTAATTTCCTTAGCCTGTGCTTTTTGTTTCTTAGCCTGTACTTTCTGTTTATTATGAAACTCATCTCTAAACTGACAATACTTATAGTATCCTAGAAGACCTTGTTTATTGAGCATGAACTCTAACTCTTTCTCTTGCTTCTCTATTGCTTGTTTAGCTTGGTATGCTCCTAGTACATCACCATTGCCAGACTTAATCTTGTTCTCAAT